CGTACTCGCCATATGTCTCGCCGTTGATCGGAGTCGGTGATGTATCGACCTGATCCACCAGGAAACCTCTTGACACAGTGGATACATCGCTTGTGACATCGTCGTTCGTGGCTATCGTCACATTCTCACCGTCTATAACCACGTATCTGTTCGGGATCTCGCTGATGTCACTTGTGTAATCCACTCCGTTGAGCATGATGCCCTTTCCCGCGTTGTCGATGATTAGATCCGGTTCATCAGGCCTCGGTCTGATGTGGACAGTTCCACGTCCATCTACCTGGATCACGAAGCTGCCTGCGTTCAATACAGCCCATGCCGCATCGAGTACAGATGAGCCTATCTCGAAGACTAGGTTCTCGTTCAGTTCAAAACTGCCCTCGACCACGACAGGAGCGTTGATGGCGCTTCCCAGTAATCCCGCAGCATATTCAGCTCCATCCACCTTGCGTGGCACGAACTCGCCTGCAACTATTGTCGACGCCGATGCCGGATACAGTACAGAGCGTCCTTCTGCCGAGCCTTCCGTTCTGCCGTAGTCTATCGAGCCTCCTGTCATGCCAAAGAACAAGGTGGCAACATCTACCCTTTCGATACTGCCCCCCTGTTCCGCTGTCATTACTATTCTGTAATAGTCAGGCGCAAGGTCTCCTGTGATGGTCATGCTTCCGCTCTCGAGCATGGCGCCGTCAGCAGTCCGTGTAATACTTACACTGTCGACGCCTGTTACCCGCTCAGCATCTGCCCATGTATCTCGATTGACTCTGTATACATGCCAATCTGATGAGTATGACCTACTCCAGTCCATTAGCCTTGCTCCTCTTCATCTTCTTTTTCGTTAGGTATCGGAAGCATGAACTCCTGTGTGAGTCCGATCTCCGTTGCGTCGATAGCGATAGCCATGATCTTGCTGTGCTCCTGAGACATATCGGATATCTGTACGTCAGCCTCGTATGCGCTTCCGTTTGGCGTCCTTACGAATACCGCTCCCGGATGCCGTGCCAATGCCCTTGCCCGCTCGATGTCATCCTGAGACTCGAGCGCAATGACATTAGTAGACAGTTTGCCCGTCCGAGACACGTTCCTTTTCCAATATCCGTCGATGCTGCCATCCATATGCTCACGGTACTCGACGCTCTTCTTGTAAGAGTCCTGTATCGTGATATCATATGGGAACTCGATGTATCCACCCGCCCAGTCAAAACGCAGATAATTGCCATCTGCTGCATAGTCTATGTCGGCGAATTCCTCATCACCGTCCACCGTCCTGAGCGCCACGCGATACGACAGATCCATTCCGTCTCCGTATGGTGCGTATGAGTCGATCACAGTTTTTGTCAGTGGGAACGATTCGCCTATCAGACGCACCGTGCCACCATCCATTCTGTATATGTCAAACAAATCGTCCTCGTTGCACTCGCTCGGTGGAGTGAGCGCGATCTGGACGCCCTTTGTGTGTACTCCGCCTACTGTCGTATCCACAGGAGTGATGGTCACCGCATCGGACGGGTCTACAGCAGGGTTATCCCACTCGACTGCGAATTCTGTTGACTCGAGTACTGTCTGAAGTTCCGTGCTTCTGTCGATCGCTGTGACATCAAGCTGATACAGACCTGTGTTCCAGAAATCGAGCCCTGTCGGGAGCTCTACAGTTGTCGTGAAGCTGTTTCCGTTTTCTGTCCACTGAGGCGATACCACCGCGCTATATATCGTGTCGCCGTCTATCTGTGTCTCCGTGCCTCTCGGCGTCTGCCCCGTGATGCCTCTACTCGTTACAATGACCATAAGGTCGCAGAGTTTATCGACCGTTGCGTCAAATGTGAATGGCTGGGCTGTCAGCGGACTTGTGACCGAAACACTGGCAACTGGCGCGTTTTGTATCGCTACCGTTAGAAGATTCGACTGCACGAATTCACTCTGGGCCTTTGCATACACTCTGAATGTAACAACGCCATTCACAGCGCCTTCTGCAAGTTTGTCTGCGGGTATCTGCGTACTACCGAAACTATCCTGCCCGCTTGCAAGCCCATAGCCCGCCTCGGTCTGTATGTACCATTCTGTCTGGAGACCGTTGCCCGAGAAAGTCCACTGTACAGGCAGGGATGTTCCTGTCGGCACTACTCCACTTGCAATGGCAACAAGTGACTCCGGCACTGCATTTGTAAAGCACTCACCTGTGTTCGAATAGCCCGAATAGATGGTCGTGTCGCTGTCTGCGTATCGTCTCGCCTTGAACCAGTACTTTTTGCCCTCGTCAAGACCTTTGACTACGATCTCGGCACTGTCATGATATGTGACGTCCCCGTCTACAAGCTGTCCGTCCGACCATGTGAACTCGTAACTCTTTGGATTCTCGGTGGATTTCCATGTGTCCTCTTCATCGCTCCACGTCAGCTCTGTGCCTGTGAAGTCATCGTGTCCGTCTGCGTTCCACCCAAGTGTGACAAGAGCGGATTCACCACCCTCAAGCGCCTCGACGGATATTATTTTAATTTGAATGTCTGCCGCCGCAGTCGCCGGTGGCTCCACTGCTGTTATCTTCATCGGAGGCGAATACGACACGAGAGTGTTTTCAATGAGCCCTGTTGTCTTGAGCCGTATGTATGAGTGGTTGCCCCTCTGCGGGATCAGATCCGAAACTGGCATCGTCAGCATCGAGCACGTAGCGTTGTCGCTTCCCGGAGCAGTGTCCCATGATTCTGTGCCCGGAATATCCGATGCTGATTCATAGCTCACATCAGCCAGATACTGGAGCTCGATCTTGTCCACCTTATGCTCTTTGCTGCTGTTTGTAGTGACCGGTACATTCAGCCGTCCGCTCGAATCGAGGCTGCCTGCAACACTCACATCGCCTATGGACGCGACAGCCGGATAGCTCACATATATCTGCTTCGGTTTTGCATCGGTATTCCCGGCAAAGCCTCTGGCCGTTGCTGTAGCCCTGAAGATGTAGTAGTCGTCCCCAAGAGCTCTGTAGTCATCCGCATCGTAACTGAGCGGGATGATCGTCCTCGTATCACTCGCTGATGAGCTGATCAGCGTCCACTGCTTCGTCCGTGAGTCATACTTCTCGAATTTCCACACTGTGTCGTATCGTTCCGCTTTGCCCGTACCTGCGTCGGTCGTTATGGTTGTTGAGACCACGCCCTGCTCCGTGAACGAGAGCGCAGCGATGGATGGTGCTTTCGGTTTGCTGAACTTGTAGCTTATATTCGCGTATTCGCCATTGCCCTTCGAGTTAACGCCACGCACCTTGGCCGTAAGGCTGAAAAGATAATTCTTCTTTTTGAGCGGATGGAAATTGCTTCGCGTATATGTGGCCCTCCCTATCTTCTCGCCACTGTTAAGGTTGAATGTGTTTGCCTTGACTCCTACGCTGAGGTTCTTTGTTACCTGCTTCGGGTTCTTCCCAGGATCATCCACTATCCAGTCGACCTCAAGGCTCTGCGCTCTGTCTTCCCTGTTCTCGTTCGTCATGTTGGACGGTACAGTCCAAGTCGCCCTGAACGAGCGGCCTGACAGCCTCTGGATCTTCAGGCCTTTGACCTTCATTGATGGTTTTTTATTGATCTCCGCCATACTATATCGCTCCTGTCAGTTTAAGCTGCCTCACTCCGCGTGCGATCTCTGTCACCATGTCGGTGGCGTCGTTCGTTGCATTGTAATCCAGATAGAAATTGAACGTGGATCCCGCGTTTTTATCATTACCTACGGAGGCTCTTGTGCCTAGGGTGGTCATGCCTGCATTGCTGATGCTCGGTACAGCGATGTCCGAAGCGTCATTTGCTGAATTGATCATATCTGCAACTGCATCGCCAACCATCGGTGTAGATCTCCTGACGCCGAGTGCCACGCCCTGTCCAATAGGAACACCGAGTCCACGCATGAACAGCTTTGACGGCGAATGTGATTCAGCCGCATTGTTACCTCGTCTGAAAGCGCTCTTTACAAGGTCAGCCACGGCGCTGCCAAGTGCTCCCACCATGTTCATGACACCGTTGATGATGCCTTGGACGAGATTTGTACCAAGCTCCTTCCAGTTGATACTTTTGAAAGAATCAAAGGCCTGAGTACCGAGAGTTTTAAGTGAGTTCCACAAGGTGCTGCCAATACCCTTTATACCGTTCACGACGCCCTGTACAACGCGCCTTCCAACGTCTCCCCAGTTGATATTCTTCAGCGCATTAACGGCTTTGCTGCCAAGTTCTTTCAGTTTCCTTGGCACAGCATCCTTGAGTGCTGTTATGCCGTTTTTGATTCCAGTGATTATCGTCTTGCCGAGATTCAGCCAGTTGATAGCTGTGAACACATCCCATATCGCTTTTATGATCTTCGGAATGTTTGCTATAAGTGTCGGTATCGCCTGTATGAGACCCTTGGCCAATGTGACGATGATCTTTACGCCGGTAGCCAGAATCTTAGGCGCATTATCATTTATGACACCGGCTATATTCGAAATGATCGTCGGCACTGTCTCGATTATGTGCGGTATGGACTGCGCTATGCCCTTAGCAAGATTGAGAAGCAGCTCCATGCCGGAGCTCACGATCTTCCCAGCGCCTTCTCTTATCTTCTGAGACAGAACAAGTGCTATATCCAGGCTTTTGTTCAGCTTTGTTGAAAAACCATTTTTTATCGAATCTGCAAGTGTCCCAAGGAGTCCCGTTACTACTTCGACGAGCTGTGGAAGCGCTGTCATCAGCCCTTGCGCAAGACTGGCGACCAGCTGCCCACCTGACTGTATAAGCGGGAGCCCTATGTTCTGGATCAGCGCCGGGATCTGGCTCATCATCTGAGGCAGAATCGTGTTCATGGCAGTGCCCAGCCCGCTGAAAGCCTGCATGATAGCAGGAACGATGTTGTCCACAAGACCTTTGACATGATTGCCGGCCTCATCGGTCGAGCCCATGATAGACTCCATCAACTGCTGTACAAGAGCCCCGACATCGGCATCCGGATTTGCAAAACCGGCGACCAGATTCTCCCATGCCGATTTGGTCATGGCTAATGAGCCCGATATTGTTTCTGTCGACTCCTTAGCCGTATTCCCATACAGGCCCATGTCCGTAACGCCCTTTTCGAGCATTTTAGTCACAGCTTCCTGATACTCTGCAATCGGCACATCTGTCAGGCTGCTATAACTGTCTGACAATATCCCCGCCGCCTTTGCTT